GCAACGTGCTGTATGGGAAGAACACTTCGGCGCGATACCACCACGTTCCACGGTAGACCAGACGTGTGGTACCACGGGGTGCCTCAACCCTGAGCATCTAGCAATTAAAACCAAGCCCAAGCGTGAACGCGCAACACGATGCCGTAATTGTGGTAGTCAGCTTAGTCGCGACAAGAACGACAAGACCTACTGCCAGATATGTTTGGCTGACAAGGCACGCAAACGTCGGGCACAACCACACGACCCTGAGGTGATATAATGAAATCGAAGTACGCTATAACTGACCCAGTTGTTCTTGCGATAAGGATTCCGTCCGAACTACGTAAAAGGGCACATGTTCTGGGGCTGTCCATGTCTAAGATATGCCGCAACGCCTTGGAAAGGGAAGTACGATATCAGGAATTTCTACGGGCTCTACCTGAGAAACACGACCCTGAGGTGGTATAATGTTTACAATCGAGGGCAATAGCCTGTACCATGACGGTGTGCTGTTCGGCCCTGTGCATAACCTATACATTGATGCCAACGAATTGAAGGATGTGCCTTACGGTGAGCCTCAATGGCTCGTCCGTCGGCCCATGCCATCACGTATTGACATGGTATTCGTGGCTGGCGATAAGGTCGTGGGTGTTGAGTCAAAAAAAGCAAACGACCTCAAGGATTCTATAACCAAGGGCAGACTCTCACGTCAGATGCGTACGTTGATAGGTGAGGTCGATGTTCCGTGCTTGCTGATGCGTGGTGTACCCAAGAAATGGCGAGGCGTTAAGAAGATGAACGTATTCAATGAGGATATGTTCGAGGCGTGGCAAGAACTGGTGCAACTGCAAGCGTTAGGGGTATACATATTACCTGGGCCTGTTGATGACAAGCTTGTTCCTCGTTGGCTCAAGCGTTACTCCCCAATCTTAAGTGGTGGGCGGGCCGCACTTGCAGCTATCAAACAAACGGACATCAGGCCAGCCAAGTCCAAGTATAAGGGGTGGTTCCTCACAAATATAAAAGGAATAGGTGAAAGAATTGCAACCAAACTGCATAGTCACTTCGGCTCTACTAGCCGTGCTCTTATGGCTCAGCCAGAAGAGTGGCGAGAACTAGGGGTGCCTCAAAAAGTGGTGGATAGGAAAGAGGAGGCGTTAAAATGACCAATATATATGCACAATACCCAAAGGGGCAGAAGTATACTGGCACCATACACCAGATAGACGACAAGCTAGTCTACATCCGGCACAATGTCAAGCGTGCCAAGCATATGTTACAGGTACCACCAGCGTGGTGCATCGACAAGGACATAGCTGACCTATTAGATGAGCGTGGGGTATCCGAGATATGTTTGCTGACCGATGATGGTGTCTACTCTACAGACCTTGGCGACTTCTTCGGTCGTGCGTTCTCCCTAGACCGTGGGCATAACCCACAGTGGGCACTAGAGCTTAAGCATTGGAGGAAGGTGACATGAGGTATCAGGACGACAAGGCCGTTGTACCCACGAAAGAAATGGTTAGCGTGAGTCCCTCGGAGTTGGCTACGTGGAATGACTGCCAACGCAAGTGGCACTTCCGTTATGACCAGCGCATTGAGCCGATAGACCAGAGCAGGCCTGCGCCGATGGCCTCTGGCACAGCAGTACACTTCGTGGTTGAGACTATCTGTCGGGACTTCCCGAACGAGATACCAAAGGCAGAGGACATAGCGTTGCGTGCTAAGGACTGCCTTGAAGAGCAGTTCGCTAATAACTATGAGCCTGAGAAGCAGGTGAAGAAGTACCTACCTGGTGTGATACGTGCTATCAACAAGATACCTGAGGGGGTATGGAAGTCTCATTGGTTTGTCGAACGCGAGGTATCAGGCGTATTTGATGATATTGAACTACATGGCAGACCAGATATGTATAGGTTAATCGACGGCTTAGCGACAGGGTACGAGATAGACAGGCTAGAAATTATGGATGTTAAGACTACCCAGACAGAGCCGTTAGACTTTCTACTGTGGTCACCACAGTTGCGTTACTACGCCGCTGTCTTACAGCAAGAGTATCCTGACCGACAAATCATGTATAAATATCTATGCTTACCAACACAAGGCACAGGCCCGCCGCCCCATTCACCGGCGTGGCCCTTCACTCAAGCTATGTATGAAGCAACTTGTATTGAAATCGCTGGCATGGGTGCGAGGTTTAACCGTAGTAGGATGGAGCCTCGGTACTCACGAGCCTGTAGCTTCTGTGATTACAACACTATCTGCAAAAACATAATCACAGGCGCCGACCCCAATGGCATCATCGAAGAATTATATACGGAGCGTAGACCACATGACTAACCAAGAGAAGCGAGACAAGATAGCTTATGAGGTACGAGCACTAAAGAGCATAGCCCCCCCAAAGCCGCACCCTAAAGACTGGCGCTTCTGGGTAGGTGGGTTCCTGTTTGGTATGCTGGTTGCGCTCGACCCAGACGAGTGGACATACCATCAAGTACAACGTATGATTAAGATAGAGGAGCCCTTGCCACGATGGAGTTGAACAAGGCCATGCTTATAGGTATGATGATTGCGGCGGCGGCTGATGTCGCTATTGCAATCGGAGTTTGGATACTGGTGCTATGATGTTAAAAGGCGAACGCCGAGCCCAAAAACGTGAGCGTGCTTATGCCAAGCGGACTCGTGCCAACAATCGAAAATCCCTAGAGGTTATCATTGACGCTAAGAGAAGGAGGATAGAACGATGGCAAAGACATTCGCGAGTCAGCTAAAAGATATTGTTGAGGAGCAACAGGAAGAACTCAACCGACTCAAAATCGAGAACCGCCTGCTCCGTAAGGCAGCACAAGAACAACGTGGTATCAACGGTGAGCTTCGAGAAGAGAATACCATACTCGCACAACAACTAAGGCTCTTGACAAGCCACTAAATTTGTGGTATAATAAGGAAGATAAATTTGGAGGTGAGCCATGCTCTACCAACCATCCACCTCTGGCCTACTATACGGCGGGCCAGGCTCAGGTAAAACTGCACTTGCCGTATCCTCATTCTACGACTGGCGGACAGGGACGCCTGTTACTGACAACGCTAAGCTCGTAACCTTTGGTCGGGAGGATAATCCGGCCTTGGCCGTACCCGAAAGCTATAGGCAGACGGAGAAGGGTACATCCTTACGGTTCAGCTCACCAGCACTTGACAGTATGGACTGGCTGGAGAGGTTTGAAGCCGTGACTGATATGCTTCTACATGAAGCAAGCAAGGGCAACTGTCTTGATGTCTTAGTTGTCGATGGCATGAGTGAGTTCGACCTTCTATTTGAAGAGGTGTTCCAATCTACTAATGCCGGTGGCGACGAGTTCAAAAAGTGGAACGCCCTGCTCAGTCAGATGTTCGCAATCATGATTCGTCTTGACCCTATTGCGCTAGGGTGCACGGTACTTGTTACCGCTCGTGTTATGGAGAAGAAAAAGGAGCGACGCAGTAATAGGTCTTCGATAGCAGGTGACCCTGACTTCGTAGACTTCGATTACTACCCGTCATTACGTGGGTCGTTTCGCCTACACTTCCCCCACTACTTCAACTATGTGCTATACATGGAAACTCAGATGATGCGGGTCACTGAGGGACAATTTGAAGGCAAGTCATTGCCAGCGCACATACTGAACATGGTTCGCACGGGTGATTTCTATGTTAAAAATCAGTGGGAGCACCAGTGGCTCCAAGCTGGGGAGGAATTACAGATTATCAACCCGCACTTTCCAAATGTCCATGAACGCATGGTAAACGCTATGAATTTAGGAGTTAAAGTATCCACATGAGTACAGACATAAAGGGTTTCTACGATTTCACGGAAGAAGAATTGCGCGGTGGTATTACAAGTGGTACATATCACCTTAAGGTAGTCGATGCCGAGGCTGACCATTGGGACGACGGGCGGCCCCGCCTCAATATTCGTACTGAGGTAGCCACCGGCTCCAATGCTGGAGCATACGGCCCTCGCCACACTTGGTCACTAGGTTCTTACACTGGTGTGACTGGCGACGGACGGGACTTTAGCATCAGCGAAGAGGATAACCAAAAAACCCTCATCAAAAACGTACGCTTAGTCATGGATGGCAAGAGCCCCCATGTTACTAACCCCACCAGTTGGGACAATGCGATGCTTGATGAGCTTGCCCAACAAATGGTAGGCGAAACCTTTATCGGTACCATTGCTGATGGCAAAAATGGTTACCAAAAGATTGCCAAGTTCTACGCAATGTCTTCCCCTCCTAGCGGGTTCAAAGTGAAAAGCACTGAAGCCACTTCCTTCAGTGTGTAAACAGAGAGCCTAACCACAGAGAGCGGGCCGAAAGGCCCGCTTTTTAATTTAAGGAGTATGTATGAAACTAAGAGACGTAAAAGACATTATCGTTGGTGGCCTAGTAATTGAGGTCAACTCACCTAACCATGATTTGATTAACAACGGATTGCTTGGTCACTACTTGCCTGCCAATCTTGAGATAGGTATCCGCGACGACCTGCCGGTACAGCTACAAGGTAACGTCCTCGTCCATGAAGTAACCCACGCTATAGCAAACGTATACTGCGAGGGTCTAAACTTGGATGAAGCACAGGTAGCAGGCATCGCACAAGGATTCTATCAGGTGCTCACGGATAACGAAGACTTGGTATGCTTCCTTACCTGTGACGACTGCGACGAGGAAATAGACGATGAGCCTAACGAGGATACAACAAATAGTGTATTTCTCAATGGTCACGTCCGAGACAGGGGCGACAGGATTGTACGCGCCGTGGCAGCGTCGGAGGTATCCTTAGACCAAGAGTATGACAAGGCTGGGATAGACCAAGGCGGACACTAATGGTAGCTACAGCACAGGCGCCACTACCAACAACCATTTTCCCTGGCAACACCGTCCTTGGTGACGGCC